CCGGATGGGTCATTATAATATACCCATTGAGCTGCTGCGCTCTTACTTAGCTTCAACAAGGTGTCATTATTTTGAGAGGCTGAGTCATGGACTTCAGAGGTCACAACTATTGACTTCGCCCCCTTCGGCAGCATTGCCTCTGTATCTGCTTCAAGATTGATAGTCGTCGGCCCCTGTGAGCCTTGCCCTATATAGCTTTCTAGCTGATTGCTTGTTATAGCCTTCTCAAGCCAGATAACTTCATTGTCTCTGAATTGATAATTGCCTTCACCTATTATAGCAGAAAGTACCAGCATCGGCTGCGATATGTAGATAATTGTTGAGCCGTCAACTGCTGGTGCTTGGTCAGCAATAATAAGAACCTGAAAATCAGTTACCGTTGCACTTACTTCAACACTAACTTCCAGCCATTCCCAGTCTCCTCCTCCAGAGTGATAGCTGCTGTAATGGTTTGAGCCATCGTATATCCAGAGCCTTGCATGAGAGGCCGTTGAAGTCTTCACCCAACAGCCCAATGCGATAGTTCTCCCTGCAAATTGCTGGTAGAATTCGGCATTAGTCCTTACAGCTCTTGACCATGCGACCCAATCGCCGGCTGCCGTGGGTACAAATTTCAGAGCATAGAAACTTCCGTCTTTTGTATATATCCCGCCGTCGTTATGCTGTCGGTAAATGTCTGCTGTTGTATCCTTAGCCCAATGGTCAAAAGCATTTTCATCAGCCTCTGTGCAACATGGTGTTATTTCGTAGAGGGAGACTTCATCAAAGAGCATTGTGCCTGCGGTGCCTGTATTTTTTCGAAGATAGATTCTATTATTTGTATTTGTAGCTTCAACCGTCAAAGTATATGCTGTCCAACCAGCAGCTGATGTTCCTGATATTTCGCTTAATATAGCAGCCGCATCAATATCCCATATCCCAATCCTAAAATTTTCATTGCCTGACGTTCCTGATTTAACATACGCCGTAAGTTTATATATTTTTCCTGGGGTCAAAGTAATTGTAACACTATCAACCCATTGAGATACCCCCCCAGTCCTTGTAATTTCAAGACAGTTCCCAACTTGGCCTCCAGCTATGCTTGCTATAGCGCAACCAGTACCTGTCCAGCCATTCACGCTTGATTCAAACTCACCATTCTGGACTAAATCAACACCTTGCCCAGTATCAGGCTGGTTGACAGTAAGCATGTTTGCACCACCTACTGAGCCGTTGATATCTTCATTATCGTTGAACCTGCCAATGCATGCTCCAAGCTCAATAGAGCCTGCTGCATTGCCACCGCCCCAAGTGCCTCCAGTCACTGTGATAGAGATGACTTTGCCCACAGCTCCAGAGGTTGCTCCGGTGAGCGTCTCCCCGACTTGTGGTTCTACTGAGCCAGAGTCAAAGTTAAGAGTACCAAGTCCTTTATTGTCATCGCTCTGTGACCAGACTCCAAAGCCTGAATTGATTAAGAGATTTATGCCTCTTTCTTTTGGTACGACTTCCGAGTCGAGCAGATACCAAGAACCATCATGCATATAATAGATTCTACCATCATCACTATCAACTGCAATCATGCCATCTTGAGCTTGAGTCAGATTAGTTCTTGGGTCTGACATGTACCAATTGTTTTTAAGATAATTTATTAATGTATCACAGAAGGCTTCATAGCCCTCATAATCAGCACCTTTCAATAGGTCATCTCTTGATGCTGCCATCTTAGCCTCCTATTGACATTTGCATATTTTTTTCAATGGGTCACCGCCCGGAAGTGATTCATCGTCACAGCTCCCAATATAGCCAAAAACCTTCATCCATTGAGAAGCGTTCTCGTAATTATGCTCCAGTTCAGAACACCGCCCTATTATAAAGCATTGACCTGCCAGCCATTGAAGGTCTGATGCCTTTACCCCGATTGTCATATTTTGAAAATCGTATGTCAAGCTTATCACATAGTAATAATGCTGCTCCTCACCCTCACCCGATGGACTCAGACCAAATGTATCTTGAAGTATGAAGGTATCGAAAATCTCAAGCTCGTCAATGAAATCAATTGGTAAAGTAAAGCTGACAACTCTGTTGCCGTATGCCAAACGCTGCAAATCTTCACCTGCTCTGAGCACTGCAAAATCTTCACAGCTCACACATGGATATTCCCAGGTCTCATAGTTCTCAATCTCACTCTCAAAATCGGTTATAGATGCGTCTGATTCAAACTCTCTAGCACCGCCGTAGACACCAGCAGCCGGATAGAAATCCCAACACACCTTGATTCTATTTATTGCATCCCTCAGGTTAAATTCAATCGTTGGTGCTTCAATACAATCTGTCTGAGCAATGATTGTTTTGTCGGTATCAAATGTTGTGAGGTCTTTTCTCCCGAAATGAAGCTTGCCTTCTCTATCAGGCCATATCTTGATTCCGAAGCTGAAGAGCAGTTTTTGAAGCACTGAAGAAGCATCCTCAAGTTCAGTGAGTGCTAATTTGCCACATTCATCCCAGCTATTATCTTCAAACAGCGTTGCAACCTCATCTAGAGAATCCGTATCAATATAATCTATCGGCACTTCAGCAAGATATATAAGAAAGAAGCCGAGAATATAGGCGGGATTTTGTATATACCCATTGCTTGAGTTCCAAGCTGCCAGGCTGTAGCCTTCAGCATTATAAGTAATTTTCTTATCACCTTGAGAAGAAGTGAAAGTAATGAATGTCCTTCCCTCTGCATCATTTGAGATTGTATAATTCGCTGGATTGACAAGCACGTTGTCAGCATAGATTTGAACGATTGAGTTCAACGGATGAGCAGCGGCTACATATTTATAATCATTTATATCAACGCAATATGCTTCTATCGCACCACGACGCTCTCCTGCCGTCAGACTGTGTAATCCTAATATCTCCGGGATGGGTCTACCGATGGCATTCTCATGAGCATCCGGCCATTCTTCGGTTGTTACGATATAGAGCGGCATCTTCTTTCTCAAGTACTTCTGAGTAATATCTTTCAGAGTCGCTTTGAATGTCGGTCCGGAGATAATATAATCATCGACTATTCCTTGAAAATACCTTTCTTTCCAGCCATGCGGCTCATTTGTCCAGCCGAAGTATTAAAAGCTTTTGAAACTCTGAGTCATTGCTGGCAAGCTCTACGTCTAAATCTGCAACTTGGAACATGCCAGTAAAGTCATCGATTGAACGGGTAGCTGATGCAGCACTGAGAATACGCCCCTCATAGAATCTATCGTCTGCTCTCATGTCAATCGGTGCGTAATACTTCCAGACCAATTCTCCGGCTATTTTCCAAGCCCATTCCCAAGTAAAATAAGGTGCTTTTGACTCAGCCTCTCCGATGACTAAAGTAAACATTCCATAAAGGTCATCTACGCCAGAAGTCATCTTACCTGTCTCATCGGTAAAGAATTCGCCGGCATAACTCTCTACGTCAATATCTTCTAATCCAGGCAAGACATTCTGTTTGATGAGCTTGATTTTATAAATACCACCGTCCATAGCTGGCATTGAAGGAATTGTAATCTTGGTATCAGAATCTACAATAAAATCGCCATCTGTCCTGATTAAGGTATAATCATCCTGACCCTCTTGACCTTCAAATATAATCAGGTCTACAATCGAATCCCAATTTACAGATTGATTAAATGAATATCTTGAAGTATCATTCAGCTCAGCGTTATCCTGATTGAAGCCAAGCCCTCTGATTATCAGCTCTTCACCGCCGTTGCCGGAGAATCGATTTCTTGAAATAGAATTCACAATCGGATTCAGAAAGTTAGCTGTAATTTTCGTTGCATTGAAAGTACACTTGAAGTATTCGTTATTGTTGAAGGGTGTGCTTATATCATAGTTAGAAAAATGAAAAACAAAACCTATCCTAAAGGCTTTCTCTTGGGCGTTATTACTTGCTGCTATACCTGAAGAATAAGCTGGCATCCAAAGACGTGCTGAATATGGCAAGTCAGCAATTGAAAGCGTTGGTCTTTCGCCTTGTGCTCCAGCCTCTACTGGAGAGTAAGCATCCCATTGATTAACGCCGTCATAGTATTTTCCCGTAACTGTATCTACCCCCCAAATCTTTGGAGCAGAGAGTCGATACATAAAAGTAGGATAAAAATCCCAGCTCCCGACTCCCGCTGAATTATCTTCTAACTCCAGCTCGACATCTACGGCTATATCAATAATCTGGTCAGCGCTGCTTACAAGTTCATAATTATCAATTGCTATGATTAAAGGATACCATCCCCAGTATTTAGGGTCTGAGCCGTCGTTGCCGTGGCCTATGATTCCGTCTTCAATATGGAGGTTTGTCCAATCTCCGATGTCGTTCTGTGAATTATCTATAGAATTATAGGCTATCGTCCTAATTATGATTGACGTCCATTCTCTGTAGGGCAGTGTCATTTCTTCAACCTAAGAGTTTGATGCCTCTTGTAAGTGTTCTCAATTCAATCTTCCAATCATACAGCTCACCGCATGTACCCTTTGCAATCTGCGTGCCGAAGCCAGACATATTCGTCATATAAACATAATAACAGAATTTATAATGGTCATCCGGAATGAAAACGAACTTCCCTCCGGCTCTTTTTACCGAATTCAAGAACTTCCTCATCTCACTGACTTGAGCTGGATTATTGATGTTCTTAATGACGATGCTGAACTCTTCAGCTTCTGAATAATAGTTTGACCAGATTTGACCATAATATGTCGTCTGAGTGCCTTCAAAGAAAATCGGTCCATCTGAACGTCCGGGCTGAAGTCTTGCATTGCTAAAAGATTGAAGATTGCCCAAGAACAGCTCACCAAGCTCTATATAACCATCATCATTATCAGCATCTATAACTTCAAGCAGCCAATATTGGTGAGAGCCGCAGTCGAATCTTTTGCATAAATTCGGGAAGTCTTCAACAAGTCGATTTTTTAGATTGACCTCGCAGGCATAAGCCCCAGAACCGACACCCCACCAATCACAAGCTCCTGATTGACCCGGACACCCTGCGTCACAAGCCTTCAGCTTGAGCATATCTCCGATATCTGTTAATAAGAGATTATGATTGAAAATACCTATAAAATCTGGTGAAACATCAGCGCCAAAATCAATACAAATCCACTCTGGTATAGCCCCCGATGTTGTGCCGATGCCGGTGTTATGCTACTCCCAAAGCTCTCCTGAATTTTCTCTTCATTTCTGAAGCGTTGACATCAAGAGCTTTTACAATCTCAGGTATCAGTTTTTGTCTTGTAAACTCTCGGTCAGAAATAATCGTACCAGTGATTACGACTTCATTATGAATATTGATTTCTTGACTCTGTGCTGATGGTGTCGTCATAAGCCGATTAAGTTGAGCAGCCGGAAGAACATACTCCGGAGCACTCGGGGTGCCATGAGTCATGACCAATTGAGGCTTTGTGAGAACAGCACCAGCCTGAGCACCGATTATCTTCTCCCTCATCCCTTTGATAGCCTCAACCATCGGCTTGAAGTCAACTGCATCACGGAAGCTGCCCCCAATCTCTTTTGCGCTTGATATAGTAGCTTGGTGGAGGTCATGGAGCTTGTCTATCAATTGCCGTCTTTTTTCCTGAGCTTGCGCTTCAAGCATCGCCATTTGTTTTAATAGAGCATTTTTCTCATCGCCGGTTGCCGTTGCAAGTTTTATTTGCAGTTCTTTAAGTTTGGTTTTTAATTGATTCTCAAGTGTAGATAATTGCTTTTTTATAGCTTCAGCTTTGGCTACATTGCTTATTGAACCAGCTAGTGTTGAGGTCATTGACTCTATAACTTTAGAGCCAGTCATATTAACGTAAATTGTGCCTTTACTAGTCAAGGCATTAAGGATACTATTCAAACCATCTACCACAGATTTGGTTATATCTTTTAGATGCGATGGAAGAGCCTTTATTTCAGCGTCAATTGATTTCAGCCTCTCTCTAGCACCTTCAGCAAAACGGCTAGTCAAAAGCGTGTTCTGCTTAATGTCTCGGAACTGCTCTATCATGTGCAGTATTTTGGCATGAAAGAAGCCGACAAGCTGATTCAAGATATTCTGAGAATTTTCCCAAATAATCTTGAGCCAGTAGGTTACGTCCGAAGCTTTCTTATCAGCCCCACCAAGCAAGCCGCCAATGCCTGCTAATAGGCCACCTACTGCTTTTCCTATGCCTCCGACTATATCTGAGATTGCTCCGAAGACTGCATCTGCAACTTTGCCGACATTTTGAATATAACCAACTACAACTTCTGAAGCGGCCTTCCAGACATCTTGTACAGTCTTTGCTATATTCTTGAAGCCAATCATTTTACCTGCAAGAAGCCCGATACCTATCGGCCCAGCCATCTTGCTGATTGTGCCTAAAAATGAGCCGCCGATATTACCGAATAGACCGCCGCTGCCACCGCCGCCCTCAGAGCCAGTGAGCAGATTACCGATGCCGCCGAAGACGCTTTTCACGCTGTTCAGCAAACCGCCGGAGCCTGTAACTATTTGCCCTATAAATCCGAGTGTCCATTTCGATATCAACTGAGCAACGAGAGTGAAGAATTGTTCTTTTATAGTTCCCCAGATACCACCAACTACGTCTTTGAATGATTTTGCTCCTGAGAGCATATCTTTCAATCCCATAGTCCAAGCATCTTTAATCCTCTGAGAGACTTGAGTAAATACTGACTCTGTTTTCGGTATCTCTTCAAATACTGTATCTTTGAATTCAGTGACGTTCTGAGTAGCAGGCGGCATCATATCGGCTGCAATGCTACCGAAGTCTCTAGCCTTTGGAACGAGTGCATCAAACTGCTGGCCGAGTACTGCAAGCTGACCGCCCATGATGACTACTTCATCCGTAGCGGCAGCTAATCTTGTCTCTAGTTCTTGAACTGCTTTATTATACTCTTCCTGGGTAATTTCACCTGATTCTAATTTTTCTTGAAGCAGAGAGAAGGCAGTTTTCAAGTATTCTGTCTCCTGCTTTGCTTCAGAAACTGTCTTGATACCGAAGTCCTCAAGCACCCTTCCCCATGTTGTAGTTGCACCTGAGAGCTGCTCAATCTCTTCTCTTGCTTTTGTTACAGCTTCGGTATAGTCTTCCTCAGAGATTTTACCGTCTTTGAGTGCGGTATCCAAGTCGGCTATAATATTAGTAAGCTCTTCAACCCTGTCTTGCTTCTGCTGGAGCGTCTGAATTCCAGTTTCTTTGAGATAATCTGTCCATGTCTGCTGCTTCTGTTTCATCTCTTCCATCGGCTTGAGAGCATTCTCAATTGCTAATTTATAGTCATCGGTAGCTTCTTTTTGTTTTTCGATTTCTTCTGCATGTTCTTTACCAACTTTAGCAAGTGCTTCTTGAAGCTTCTTTCCTTCTTGGCCTCGCTTGATAGCCATAGCCATAGCAGCAGCATTGCCATTATATGCTTCTTTCAATTTTTCAAATTCATCTTTAGTCATGCCAGCAGCTTTAGCAGCTTTCTCTAGCTTCTTGAATAGATTTGCTTCGGCCTCAGCAGCCCTTCTTGACGCTTCTTCTGCTTTCTTCTGAGCATCTTTTACCTTCAGATAACCGATAGCGAGAGCACCGAGAGCTGCTGTAAGAATACCGACTGGGCCAGTCATTGCAATTACAGCACCCTTCATCATTGCCATGCCAGCTACAAGTTTCGGTAAGATAATCAGCATCGGCCCGAGCACAGTCATCAAGCCGCCTAGCACTGCAACGACTTTCGTAATTGTAGATGCCAAGAATGGATTGGCTTTCATCCATGCTGAAATTTTTGATATTACACCAGAGAGACCCTCAACGAATTTTGAGAGCACTGGTACAATATTCTCAGCAATGGCAATAGTCAGCCCCTGCATCGCACCCTTGAGAGTTGCTTGAGCATCAGCAAGACGTGCTGCTTTATCAGCTGCCTCTTGGTCAAACACCATGCCGAGCTCTCTAGCTTTCTCTCTCAATGCTTCCATACCTTCTACACCTTGAGCAAAGAGGGGCAAGAGCTTCGTACCGCCTCTACCGAAGATATCTTGAGCAGTCGCAGCTCTAAGCGTCGGGTCTTCTACGGATGCAATCGCTTTTGCAAGAATCTCAAATTGTTGTTCCGGATGCAGTTTCTGCAATTCTTGATAATTGACGCCGATTCTTTCAAAAGCTCTTTGATATGTGGTCATACCTTCAGATGCATCGACAATAGTCTTCTGCATCTTCTTGACTGATTTCTCTAATGTTGAAAGGTCAGTACCGCTTATTTGAGCCGCATACCTCAACTCTGAAAGCGTCTCTGTAGCGAAGCCAGTCCGGAGTGCCATCTTGTGGACTTCATCACCAGCTTTGACATAGCTCTTGACCATCATGCCGAGAGTGCCGATGATAGCACCGCCAGCGATAGTCATCGCTTTACCGACGCCTGCGAATTTGCTGCTCATTCTTGAAGCACTGCCAGCAAGCGTCTTCTCGTCGCTCTTGACTTTATCGATAGACTGAGCCCACTTGGTGCGGTCAAGAATCATCTTGCCGACTATAGCACCAGCGAAAAAACCACCAAATCCGTTCATTGATTAGTCCTCTTCCTCTGAGTCTAACATTTTCATCTGAAACTCAAGCCTCGTCTTTTCACCGCCATCTCAGATGCTTTTTTCTTGCCTCTTTCAGCCAGAAATTCAAGTCTCTTACATCAAGACTATAGAGCTGTTCACCCGGGAACTGGCCCGGAAACTCACTTGCTATTATTGCTAGGTTTTGTCTCCAGGCCTTGTCGAGTTTTTTTCTTCAACAGTTAGCTCTCTCTCTGGTTTGAAAATACAGGTTGTCACGTACTCAATAATCTCATTGACTTGTCTGAGCTCTAATTTATCGATTACTTTCTGCTTGCCAAATATCAATTCAACTTGTTCAAAAGCAGCTTCAACATCGCCTGTCCGGATTCTCTTTTCAAGAGAAGCCATCTTTCGTAAAACTCCCCTTGTTATCGGTTTTGCTTGAAGTTTTACACCATCAATTTCTACTGTGATTGGTTTGTAAAGACTTTTTTCTGTACTAAGTTTTAGACTCATCAGCTAGACACTCCCCACTGATAAAGCTTACCCTCATAACCAGAATCTTGATTCGGGAATACTTTGAACATGACATTTAAAACTCTCTGAGTTTCTCTGTCAAAACCAATATCGAATGCTCTGTAAGGAAAGCACTTGTAAAGCAGAGCCCAAGTCTTTTCATCTGCATCAGGAACATTGTCACAGAGCGGTTGGATGAGTATCTGTTTGGCATCATCATACATGCTGCAACCGGACTTCACTGAGAAGATAGCAATATTAGCACCTCCAGATTCAACGCCCGGGAGTAAGGCAATGAGCTGAGCTAATGTACTTCTAGTCATAGGTACACTGAGCTCAACAACAGTGCCAGTGAATGATGCGTCAACAGGAGTCTCACCATAGCCCTCTTCTTGAATATCAGAAACGCTATCAGTAGTAGTGAAAGAAACTGTACCAAGAACAGGATTGATGACTAGGTTTGAATCTCCGTAATCCCAAGTCAAGCGAACTGGCCCTTTGTCTTTGAATGGTAATTGTGGCATTTTTACCTCCTATAAATTTCTGAAATCTTACGGTGGAAATTCCGTCGCAAGACTCCAGATGAAATTTGTCGAAAATACATATAGTCCTTTTTCATTAGGATTCTCTATTACAGCCGGCAGCCCGACTGCATTTATTACCATAGCACAGTATGGGGGGCCGCCGTCAACTGCTGGCAGCGTCCAGCCTGCTGTGCCATGTATTGATTCGTAGATACAATAAGCATCATCTCTTGCTTGAAAATAACTCTCTGCTCTGTTCCAAATCTGTACTGATTTCTCTTCCCAGTCTGCTAAGTCAGGCACTACAGTTCCGGGTGATGTCTCTAATATGACAACACATCTTCTTGGTGGTTCAGAGCCTGAAGGTGTTCTTAGTGGCAGTGAGCCGACGAAGAGATTAGTGCCTATAATCAAATCACAACCACTTAGAGCCTCGATGAATGTTGCTATAGACTTCAGCACTGTATTCATTGCATAGCCTCTTTTATTTCCTCTGCGACTTTCTTCATGTATTTTTTCATATTCTTTTCAAGCTTTGATTGCAAGTACTTCGGCCCCGAGCCGGGCTCTGACCAGTTCCAGTTCGACGGTGCTTCATGAAGCCGGGCTGCATACTCAGTGTTGAAGCCAAAGATAATGCTGATGCCTTTTCTTCCTATCTTAGCTTTGTCAATAGCTTGACTATCTCTGAGTATTCCCATTTTTTTCGGTACAGTCGGCTGCTCTTGTACAGCATCAGCAAGCACGAATGCAGCGACTTTTTCAAGTGCTGCTGCTGATTCAGTTTTATGCTTCTTCAAGTATCTCTCAAAGCCCTTATCGAACTCTGAAAAATCCATATATAGCCCTGTCTTTTTCTTCATTTGACGTATACCTCTATGTGATGTAGAGCTGTTGAGTTCTGTATTTCTCTCATCTCAATCACTGAATACTTGATTCCATTGAACCTTATAATATCCTCATGACTGACATTCACAGATGCATCAAAAAAGAATTTGCCTGTACTCAAGACTTCTTCTCCTTCAATGTTTCTTATAACCTTATGGTGTCTCATGAATCTGCATTTAATGTTGCTCTGGATGACCTCAGTCGGCTCATTCCATTTGTCAAACGTCCTCTGTATGATATCGCAGGTATTAATCAGAAGCCCGGTATAAGACATTTATAATCTCTCCTCAATCATAGCTCTCAACTGCCTGATTCTATTTCTCACGCTATGATTATTTCTGATATATGAACAGCCATCTTTTCTGATATCGAAAAAAACATGCGATTCTTTCAACACAGCCTCAATCTGAGAAAATGCATTGATATTAGATATCGGCACATAATGTGCCCATGGAACGAGGCCAGCTCTATCTATATCAGGCGTTCTGACACCAAGAAGAAGAGTACCAGCCGCTGGGATTTCAAAATATTTAGCAAGGCCGTAATGATAGATTGAATCCGTCGCTATCGAACAGAAATATTTATTCAGCATCTCTGTATAACTCTTATTGATGCAAGCATTGATTTCCCATTTCTTCATCGGTGATGGGTCATGCCATCTCGGATGCCTCATCACTGCAATCATCTTTTGATAACATGATTTTTTCGCAGTCGCATCGATTATCTTCCTTCTGATTGGATATAATTTGGGTGATTTATGCCCGGTCAGCAAGCATTTCAATATTGGCTTTTCTTGCAATTTCAATTTTGCATATCTGCTGTGAGGTGCGAAGTATAAAGGAAAGAATACGAACTTCTTTTTATGCTTGGGAAATCTCAAACTAAACTGATGGTAATACGTCACAAGCAGCAGGTCTGCTCTCTCTGCTATCGGCTTCATCATCTGCTCTTTGAAGCTGTGAGCACCGGTTAGAAGATAGACCATTTTTGGTGATTTAAGACTCAAAGATGCAGAGAGCAGCTCCTTGCCATGGACGCCTGCATAGATGAAGACAATATCTGCTGATTTTGCATCATCAGTGAGATGCGTAGAATAGATGACATTGAAGCCGAGCGTCCATTTTACGGAGCGAAAGAAATTTCTGACTCTATCTGATACTCTGCTTGTCAAAAATATAGGATGCAGATATGCGACTCTTTTCAATGCCTTCTCCATGCAATGAGATTTGAACCCCTGCGGTCTTTCTTGCCGAGAGTCGAGGTCTTAAATCCAAGCTCTTTAAAAAACTCTGGATACAGATGGCTTTTATGTTCTTCATATGGATTGCCCTTTACAGCTTGTTGGATATACCGCCCCCACGGACATGCAAGAATCAGTATCTTTTTCGTATGTTTGAACAGCTCATTAAATATATCGGGTAATAAATCTTTCTCTATATGCTCAGGTCCATGCCACCACATAATGACATCAAAGCTTCTAAGCGGTATTTTGTTCACATTTCTTACATCAGCTTGAATAATATTGAATCTCGGGTCTTGTTTATAATACAGCACATTCTCAGTCCAGACTTCCATGATTGTTATTTCATAATCTTTCTTTATGAAATACGATAGCATTTCTACCCTTGCTTTGCTTGCTCCGATGTAGAGTAAAGTCTCATAATTCAGTAAGTCTGACACAGCAGCAAATGCTTGTCTTGCTCTAGCTATATTCATTCAATCGCTCCTGATGATGCCAGAGTGAAGCATCAATAAATTTCTCTATTGATTCGGTATTATCTGGTATTCTCAAGCCTAAGAAACTGCAAATTTTTTCTAGCTCTGACCTCCAGTCAGAGAAGTAATTATGATAGTATGTTCTAATATGAGGCAAGTCTTTTATATTCTTTTCAGCTTCTGAGCAGTAAAAATTATACAGCTCTCTACATTTCTGAATTGTGAATTTATTTCTCTTCTTCAAGCTCACAGCCACTTCGATGAACGGCCTAAAGACCAGAACGGCTTTCAGTTCTTCTGGCTCTATTACCTGCTGCCAGAACTTCAGTGTAAGGCAAGCTCTCGGGTCTTTCCAGCCGACGATTCGGTCTTTAGGCCATTTTGAGATAAATTGAGTCATTTTATTAATCAGCCATTGAGGTGCTTCATTCACAGGTTTACATTGCCTCCAGCTTGTTTTATTTGCTCTGAGGATTTCGATATTCAAGCCAAGAAACTCTTTATCTTCAAAATGGCCTCTCGGATTATCTCTCAATCCATTGAGAAGATTATTACCAAGATGGAGGCTGCATAACTGGAGCAGACCAGCAACCATTGATGTGCCTGAGCGATGCATCCCGGTGATAATGACTTTCATTTCTTTCTGACCTCGTAGATTATAAACTTTCTCTCTTTTTTAGAGATAAGAATTGTCTCTGATTTGATTATGAAGAATTTCTCAAGCTCTGCTTTGAATCTTTTTTCTTTATGATAGTATTGAGTGCCCTTGAAAGTGAAGTTTTTCCCAAGCCAGATACCGATTGCAGCAATAGCGGATTTCTTCATGACTCTAGTATATTCTCTAAGTCCCTGTCTGTAGTTGAGCATCCTGCTGAGCGAGCCGAAAGAGACAAGAGCGGTGATGCTGCTATCGGGATTAGAGAGAATTAACCTGTCATTTTTGATGTCATTTTTAGTCGATTGCAATATAAGTTTTTTCCTTCCGAATATTTTCTTTTTGATTTTTTCTAGCTCTTTTCTCATTCTAAATTCTCCAAACAATGATTAAGCCATTCAATGACTTTATTCGGCGTACAATAGTTTAAAAATGTTTGCTTTGCTTGAGTGCCTATTTTGATACACTTCTCTCTATTATGAATGCAATCTTCAATCACATTAAGAATATCTGAATAATCTTCTCTACAAACAATATAATGTTCATCTGGCTTGAGTTCTATCCAATACGGCAGCACTATGTCAAGAGGCGGTGAGATAGTACAAGCACCGAATGCTATATACTGAAGCTGGCCTCTGTCTAAGATGTCGTTCCTTGCTCCCGGCACACAAATAGATACTAAGCATTTATTCACTTTTTTCCAGAATGCTTTTCTACCAGTGAACGATGTGTCAACTTGCCCGCCGTACCATTCTTTGAGTCTATATTGAACGAACTTTCTTCTTTTTAAAGCAGCGGCTCCGGGTCTTTGATTATTGAGAATCATACCGCTTGCATTGTATCGAAGCGTCTTTTGAAGATTGAAATATTCATCCCAATTATAGAAGCTAATCGGTGTCAACGGGAAAGTATTTTTCAATCCTTTGTGTCGTTTATATGAATAATGAAATCTGAACTGAGCGTCATATTTTGAATAATCATCAACAACTTTGAAGTGGTCACCGAAGTCAATGAGTATGCTCTTATCTTTATAATGCATGACGAAGCCCCGGCCTTTTCGCTTATCATTATAGAGCTTCACTTTAATGCCAGCTGCTTTTAACAGCTCAATAATAAACTTGTAATGAGTATCATAATATCTCTGACCTATATATTCAGGTATATAAGCTGTATCATTCACGCCAATTCTCCCAACGTTTTAAGTCGTTTATTGCCCAATTCAGTCGCCAGTTCGAAATTATGACCCCAGAATAGATGTTTCTGTCTTCTCAGTTTCATCGTCTCAAAGTCTCTGTCTCTCACTTTATGAGCGACTCTCCATGTTTTGTCTCTTAATCTTTTATGATGTACAAGAGCTGATTCACAATAACCCCATTTATTTATATTTCTTGCAAATCGGCCAAGCTCAAAATCGCTTGAATAATGAATGAAGTCTGGACAGAAGACACAGCGATGCGGAAATCTTTCAATGAATTTTTTACCGATGAGGCCGAACGCTGAAGAACAGCCCTTAATATCTTGCTTAATACCGATAAGCCCATCTGTATCCGGGAATTTTTCTCTCAACATCTTTACAGCCTTCTCAATACAATCTTTCTCAAAGATTAAGTCATCTGAAGCATAAAGCACAGCGTCACCCCTTGCATACTGCAAAAGGATATTCATTGACATGACATAATCTCTTCTGTTTTTATTATAAATCAAACAGATGGGTAGTTTGGCAATATCATAAAGCATCTTCTCATTGCCGTCTATGGTCACGAATATAGATAAATTTTTATACGAGGACGCTCGGAGACTGCGTATAGTCGTCGTTAAGGTATCAGCTCTATCGAAACTACATATAAGTACATTAACGTGCACTAGACAGCCTCCTATATGCTAATTTATATTTTCGTATCGTATCAATGGCATGATAGTTCTGAAGCACCCAAATTCTTGTTCTTTCTTGAATATCATTAAGCATCGCTGATGAATCAATCAGCTGCAAAAGTTTCTCTTCAAGCATATCAAGATTGGCAAATACAAATGGCACTTTCTTCACTCTATTCAATACCGCACAACCAAAACAAGCACCTTCTAATGAGGTGCGATGCCAATTACCGGTGACTACATCATCGATAAGAATATGACAGCTCTGCTTCAGTCTGAGATTCTCTTTATAGCTCTTGCCCTCAATCCAGATAATCTCGGCTGCTCTTTTTCTAGCAACTTCATCAAGTATCTTTTTAACCTCATAATAACCTTTGCTGCTGATATGAGCTGGAGGCAGTTTTGTGGTTGGTGCGAAAGCGATGCGGATGGTAGATGACCTGCGAATCGGTCTATATTCATCTGGGTCAATTACGTTTGGCAATGCTGGCAATTTATACTCTTTTTCTTGCAGTGGTTGATTAATCGTATAGCAAGCATCTGCGTATTTCATGAGTTCATGCCAATTGCCGAGTCTTGGTACGGAATGAAATTGAGCAAGAATTTTCTGAGAATTATAAAATGACTTCAACTCTCTATGCCAATAATTATTAACATGCCAGATATCAGCTTTCTTTAAAGCTATAGATGCAGTGCCATTCATATTAAGCAGTAGATGATATGGGAACATTCTACCATCTGCGTAACGATAGGTCTGATTAATGAGAGATACATTTAAATCAGTATATTTCTTTAATGCTTTATAGAGTTCCCATGGTGCGGCTGCCAATGGTGTGCGTGAGAAGATTGCTACTCTCATTTTTTTATTTCATGCCTCCATGAGTTCTTCTCTCAATATCTGGGTCATGTAGCAATACCTGATATATTTCTATAATCTCTGAATCTTCAAGAGCTTCAAAGCAGTGCCAGAAGCCGGGCGGTACAGCACTCATCTGACCTTCTTTCAAGATTGTCATATCTTTCATGTTTTTATCTCTCCAGATGGTTATCTTCAGTTTACCAGAGATGACATAAAAAATATTGTATTTATGTTCATGCCTGTGTTCTGAACAATAACCACCTCGGTTAATATGAAGATGATGAGCAGAGACAAGAGCATTTCTAAAAAACTCCGTCGTCTGACCCCAGACTTTTCCTTGAGTCTTCAATGAAGCACCTCTCTTATTGATTTTTTTTCAAAGCAGTTCAATGCAGAATCAGGACAGAGATTGATGACTCTGATTTCCCTTGCCTTGATGATAGAAGCTGATTTCTCAAAGAATCTCACAAAGCCATTTATTACCTTCTCTGATTGTGGTGCTGGATGACCATCATGCCAGTGAGTCTTGTTGTTGCTGAACTTGCAGTCGAAGCCGAGCAGATAGATGGGATTAGCACCGAGGCAAGCAGCGATATTGAGAGCCGCATAACCAGAGTTGTTGCCGTGACCGATGCCGTCTTTCAGACTCTTTGTGAATGCTTTGAGCCCTGCTCTGTAGTGCCTATAAACTTTGACTATGTAAATATAATCCGGAAGCCTCACAGTGTATGTACAAAGCCAGACTCTGTAAGATTTCAATGAAAGGAATCGGTCTTTGACTGAGCTGCTGTACTTGTCGTTCAACACCCATTTCAAATAACGTGTATCCATTGAGAACATGATTGTCGGCTCGAATTTCTCAAACGCTCTGTTGATGCCGATTGTTCTTTTGCCTTTGAGAAGATGCCAGTCAAAGTCGTTCAGACTCGGCCCGCCGCCGATGATAAAACATGGCTTATTTTTCCACGCTCCATCTGGCAGCACTTCATATAGCCAGCGGTTGACGAACTTATCGCTTCTGAAAAGTGTAGCCCTCTCTGCTGATATCATGGCGTTAAAATAATTGGTTTTTTCTGTTTTATATATGTTCTGAGAATAACATCAACCTTCGGTATACCTGTATAAACGCCTTTCTTAGAATAGCCATCTATGCCGATTTTATAAGAATAATCACCAATCTTTTCACTTTCATATAAACCAACGGCTGCGAATGAACCTTCATTGATTGCATCAATCAAATAGCTGACTGCTTTTTTTATTGGCTCTGGCACGGTGCTGTAGCCAAATGTACCGATGATTTGAATATTATTATAACCTCTCGGAAAGATACCTTCGTCTGCTTCTTGAGAAAGAATATAATAATACTCTGAGATTGCTACGCCAGATTTGCATAAATCCAGATAGACGGAGCTTTCATCGAAGCCATACCACGTCGGGTCTAACTCATAACCGCAGACATAGACGGCTGATATATTGATAATATTAGCATGAAGCGGTGGGAAGATTCTGTTCTTGCCGTTGCCGTTTATCTCAATATTGAATGATTTTTTATAGAAATGAGTGCCAGTTATTTTCTCTATTAGCTGTTCAGCAAAACTGATTGTCTTCTCTTTACATGCAGCATCATAACCAGATGGCCAAGAGTTTATATCTGAGGGATTAATATAATTTCCCATAGAAAGCTCCTATCAAACTCTACTTCATGAGAGAGAAAGCAGAGAGAAGAAAGAAATTATCCTCTCTTCTCTCTACCTATCTTTGCAATCCAACGTTATTCGATGACTCTCTGCTGCACGCACTTCAGATAATCGATATCTAAATAATACGCATCAGCCGCATCATTTCTAATACCGAAGCCGATGTTCATCTCTTCATCTTGACAGATATTAGCAATCACCGAGCCGGTAGCAATGCAGTATTGGTCACTATCTCTGAATACAAACCAACGAATAGTGCCCTGACCATCCCAATGAAATCCGATTCTATACCAGGTGTCATCTTGCAAATCAACTGTCGTGTCAGTATCATTACCAAGACCATTAACAGCAGAAGAGAAATACAGGTCATCATCACCGTCATCAACATGAAATACGACATAATCATTCGGAGCTGTGAAAAACTGGTCACCGGTAACAAGACCGAACCAGAAAGAACTGTTGTCCGGGTCTTCCATCTTAAATCTCATCTCTGCATAGAGCGGATAATTATCGACAAGCTTCCAGCATTCGCATCCGTAAACAAGCTCATCTTGGTCATCTGTGTCGCCGGCATTGGTGATTCTCAATACTCCATTGACTGCGTCAATACAGGTCTCAGTAGCAGAGCCAGAGCCTCTTTCAGTAGTGGTGATTGTCCAGCAGTCTGAATCAAAACAGCAAAAATCAAGCTCCAATCGATGAGCATCTTGAATGGTGAAGTTTCTGAACCAATCCCATTTATCATGATTGATATGATAATTCAGAAAATATATGTCTCTGACAAAGAGTTCTTTGGCATTGTCATCAATGTTAGCATGTGGAAATTCCATCTTTTTCCTCCAATAATTTGATTAGCTCTTTCTTTGATTT